CAAGAATTCCTGCTAGACGAACACCGAAGATGATGGATGTATGGCTCAAAACTGTCAATAGTTTGTGTGATAGAATTGAAGTTGACACAAAACATATTATGGAGTGCAACGAAGAAGATCAAGTGTTAGATGCTTTCATTCCTACATATGGACCTTGTTCAAGTTATAAAGGTTGTCCATACTTTAACTTCTGCCTAACACAGTCAAACCCTTTGCAAATGTTAGGAGAGGTTCCAGAAGGATTTAAAGTTGAATACTGGAATCCAAATGATAGAGATGATGTTAAGAGGGTGAATATAGAGGGGGGCAAGATAATATGAAAGCTAGGCCTGAATTATTATTGCAGCTTCCAATTCCAAGACCTATGCATGGAGTTAATCCACGTACTATTATGGGTAGTACGTGGTGGAATGAACAGAAGAAGGAAATAAGTATTCTTCAGGATAATAAGTGTGCTGCTTGTGGTAGACAGCATAAAGACGGACTTGAGGCTCATGAGTGCTATGACATTGATTACAATAAGTGCACAATGAAGTTTAAGGAGGTAGTTGGCTTGTGCTTCAAGTGTCACTCTTTTGTTCATCCTGGATATGTAAAGCAACTTATAAGATTAGGTGAAATGTCCTTGAAAGAGGCTGCTGAAATTATGCATAGAGGATATAGACTTCTAAATAAAGCTAATCTACGTAGATCATTTACATATTCAGGTGAAATTAATTGGACTAAGTGGCGTCTAGTCTTTAATGGAAAGGAGTATAAGCCTAAATACAATAGCTATGAAGTGTGGAGGAGGCATTATGAGTCTTGATATTGTTGCTGAAGTTGCTAAAATAAATGCTTATTATAAAGAAAAGCGTGGAGCCGAGCGCTATCAGGCGCTAGTATATGGAGATAAAGGAACTGGAAAAACTACGTTATATTCAACAGCAAGACTTCCAGTTCATATAGATAGTTTTGACCCTGGCGGCTCACAGGTACTAGCGGAAGAAATTGAGAAGGGAACAATAGTTGTAGATACAAGGTGGGAAACTGAGGATGTTTCAAATCCTCATGTTTTTGCTGAGTGGGATAAAGAGTTTCATCGAAGGAAAAAGGAGGGATACTTTGCGCAATTTGCTACATATGGATTAGATTCAATTACAACCTTTTCACAGATAATTATGGCTTATGTTTTAAAGAAGCAAGGTAGGCCAGGAGGTATTCCACAAACCGGAGCTGGTTCTGAGAATGACTATGTTCATCAGATGCTCCATCTTGAAAACAGTCTTATAGGATTATTTAGTTTGCCTTGTGATTTGATAGTAACTGCACATCCAGAAAGTGAGAAGGATGATGCAAGTGGGAAGTTGTTTGTAAGTCCAATGATTACTGGAAAAGCAAAAATGAGGATTCCACTATTGTTTAGTGAGATGTATTATCTAAGAGTAGAAGATAAGGCTGATGGTACTACAAGGTGGTTATTGCAGACACGACCTTCAGCTATTTACAAAGCGAGTAGTAGATTGGCAAGACAGGGGAAGTTTGATAAGTTTGAAGAGTCAAATATTAAGGCTCTTCTAAAAAAGGCAGGACGTCCATATGATGATCTGCCTATTTCGTGGCTAAAAACCTAATAAACCAACTAAGTAAAGGAGATGTATAATGGAAGAAGATGTCAAAGATTTAGATGCTAATGCAGAATTAGAATCATTTTTGGATTTGGGAGAAGATTTGGATGACATTCCTGATCTGTCAACAGTGGTAGATGAGGATTATGAACTCCGTCTTGTTACACTAGAGAGGAGACCTGGAAAAGCTAAGGGTCCTTTCTTATTTGCACAATTTGAGCTCGTAGGACTGCCTGATACAAAAATTGTTAGGCATGTTATGATGCTTCCAGGTGCAAAAGATAGTGAACGTCAAGCAAAGAATCGTAAGCGTGCTTTAAAGTACTTTTATAAGTGCTTTGGCATCCCAACCTCAGGTCCAGTTGTATTTGCAGACTACATTGGCAATAGTGGTTGGGCGACGCTGATAGAAGAAAATGATCCTAAGTATGGAAAGCAGAATAGTATTGCTAGATTTAAAGTTACAGAAGAATAAACTGTATGGTAGCATGAAGTGTGCGCGCCACCCTACTTTACTATTGTAGAAAGGGACGCTCTCAATAGAGGGCAGCTATAGCAGAACTTTCGAATTAGTGCGCAAATGAGTAGGCATGCTATCTTTTAACTTCGTTCAATATTTTGAACAAAGGTATGTCTCCGTTGCTAGGAAGGTCGAGGGAACCAAAGCTGTAAGGGAAACAGGTTTCGCTGTCCTTAGAGGCAGAGGTCTTGGACGCCTAGCCGGAGGTAATTCAGATTACTGTTGATATAGAAGGAGAAGAAATGTTTATTTTTAGAATCTACGCTAGTTTTGATTCAAGTTATAGATCTGGTTTTGAGGTTGTATTGACAGCCCCAAATGAAAAAGATGCTATCTCAAAAGTCGAAACGATAGTTTTAGCAGATAAGCTTGCAATCCGTGAGATAATTCAAATGGACCTATGGGAGAGAGGTTGGAAATAATCTTCGCTCCCGTCGGCGTGAAACCCACGATCTCAATCTACGACACACGCCCGGCGAGATGATAAGTCAGGGGTGGTCTTATCCCGGCGGGAGCGATTTAAAAAGGAGGAGAAGTGGGGACAGAATATATTTATCTAGTAGGAGCTGACGAAGTAAGTCGAGCTGGGAGTAGGATGGCAGCAGCAGCAGCAGATATGCAGAGAGCTGCAGATACAATAAGTGAAGCTATATATCAACAAAGACAGTATATGGAAGAGTGGATAACTAATTTTGAGAGGATAATGAAGCATGAATAAGGAAGATCTGGCAAAAATCGTGGAAGATCTGCATAAAGAGTTACAGATTAATGCTCCAAATGTGAGTAGTATAATTTTGTTCTCAGATCATGAAACAGGAGAGTCGAAATATTATGTGTCTGGTTTTATAGAAGTGCAAGCTACATTGATTAAAATGCTGTTAGAAAAAGATAAGGTATTAGCTGCAAATGTCTATTTAAGTGTGTATCAAAATGAAAAGGGATCGTAACTATGTTCAATATTTTGAACAAAGGGAGGATTATAATGATTAGTCCTGAGGCAGTCGTTGCAGCCTTGCTTCACCTAAATACTGGAGTCTTGTATAATAAAGATATGTGTCGATTTGAGTTCTTTCTAGGTGATAAATTAGTAGGTTGGCATAGAGATTGTAAATCTTATAGGGAACATAAAAGAGAAATAGATATGCTACTTTGGCAACAGATTTTTGAGAGGAGGTATGATGATTAGAGATAACATGCCAAGATTAAACGTGGAAATAACAGAGGAACAAGATGAAGCTTTACGAAAGCTGATACCGTGGGGAATGAAGCATCATCTTTTTAGTGCTATCATCGATGAACTTATTGAGGTTATTAAAGAACATGGAGAGATGGCAATCACTGCTATTTCATGTAAGAAAGTAAAGTTTATAGAGGTATTGAAGAGGAAGGAGAAGTAATATGCTATTAGAAGATTTAAAAGTTAGCATTACTAAAATGTCAACTGAAGACTTGATGAAAACTATTTTAGAGTTGAGGGCGAGTAGAAGAGTAAAAAAAGAAAGGCCTGCTGCAAAAAAAGCTGCTATAAAAACTGAGGCTTCACTTGATAAAGCAATCACTGCTTTGAGTACAAGTCAGAGACAAAAATTATTGGAATTATTAGGAGGATAACTTGATTACAGATATAGAGCTTGGAATGATACCTATTGGTGAGATTGATGAAGGTAAACGAGCAAGGGAAGAGTATGGTGACTTAAGAGAATTGATTGAGTCTTTTAAGACTGAAGGCATTATTCAGCCTATTGCTGTTAAATTAAAATCTTATAATTCTGATAATCTTGTTCCTGATCACCCAGGCTATCTTTTATTAGCTGGTGGTAGACGCTTTAGAGCAATGAAGCAGATGGGGATAGAATTAGTTCCTTGTAGAGTTTATTCAGCTGACTTGACAGAGATTGAAGAAAAAAGTATTGAGCTAAGAGAAAATTTATGCCGCCTTGATCTAACCTGGCTCGAGAAAATTAGGTTAGAACAGCAGATACATAATCTTCAAATAGCAATATATGGTGAAAAAACTTCTACAAGTGTAGATGCAAAAGGGTGGAGTAAACGTGATACTGCTGATATGCTTGACAAATCTCCTTCAAGTATTGTTCAGGATATTATGTTGAGTGAAGCTGTTGAAAAGATTCCTGAACTTAGAGATTGTAAGACAAAGGATGAAGCACGTAAGTTGCTATCAATTATGCAGGAAACGATGATTAAATCTGAGTTGGCAAGAAGGATAGAGGAACAAAGGGCAAGAACTCCTCTTGATATTGCTAGAATTGGTTTATGCAATGGCTTTATAGTGAAAGATTTTTTCACTGGCATTAAAGACATTCAGGATAGATCGGTTAACTTAATAGAGTTAGATCCTCCATATGCAATAGACCTACCAAATTTAAAAAAGATGGGTAGTGTGGAAAGTCAGGAAATGAAGTCATATAATGAGATAGTAACGGAAGCCTACCCAGATTTTATTGAGAGAGTGATTCATGAGTGCTATAGAGTATTAGCAGACGCAGGGTGGTTAATAATCTGGTTTGGGCCTGAACCTTGGTTTGATTATATTTATCAGATTATGACAAAGGAAGGGTTTAAATTAAGAAGAATTCCTGCAATCTGGGCAAAAAGAGCTGACGAAGAAGGATCAGGTGTTGGGCAAACTATGCAACCATCAGTCTATTTAGGAAATGCTTATGAGATGTTCTTCTATAGCAGAAAGGGAAGTCCTGCAATCTGTACTCAGGGAAGGAGTAATATCTTTAATTATAAACCAGTAAGTGCGCCGAAGAAGACTCATCCTACCGAAAGACCTATTGAGATGATTGAAGATATATTGAAGACTTTTACAGTTCCAGGAGCAAAAATTTTAGTTCCATTTCTTGGAAGTGGTAATACATTATTGGCGGCAAGTAATTTAGGTATGCAGGCTTTTGGATATGAGTTAAGTCAAGAATATAAAGATTCCTTTATAATGAGAGTACACGAAGGAAAGCCAGGAGGATATAAAAGTTATGAGTGAAAATTATTTTCAAAATCTTACTAATTTAGAAGTGCTTATAAAAATTGATCAGCTAAGTGAGAATCAGTTTAGGAAGTTTAATGAGGCTATGATAAAAACTAATAATGATATGCGAATGTCTCTTTTTATTGCTAAGTCATATCCAGTAGAGGAATAAGTATGTTTAGAATTTACTGTTGGCTATTCGGCCATAGGTGGACATATCTTTTGCTCGTTCAAAAGAGGGTTTGCTGGACTTGTGATAAAATAGAATCGCTTAATTCAAGGAGAGAAAATGGTTAATCCTTTCCAAAATAGCAGCATTTATGTTGGAAAAAAAGTAGGTGGTGAGGGCTCGCTTGATGCTAAAATAGCCTGGATAGGTGAAGCGCCTGGAGTTATTGAAGCTAAAGAAGGAAGACCATTCAGTCCAAATGCGCCTGCAGGTAAATTAATGACTGAGTTGATGCACTCAGTAGGCCTTGCTAGAAGTGATATTTATCTTACCAATATAATAAAAGAACGTCCTGGAAAAAGTAAATTTGATCCTCGTCAAGATGACTTAACACCTTGGTTTAGAGTTAGTTCACAAGGTAAGGTTACCGTTACACCTGCATTTGTATATTATAGAGATTTATTAATTGGGGAGTTGGAGAGTGTTAAGGCTAATGTTTTCGTACCAGCAGGTAATATTTCACTATATGCCTTAACAGGCTTGACTGCAATTACAAAGCGGAGAGGATCAATATTAGAAGGAAATTTGTGGCCTGGTATGAAAGTCATACCTACAATCCATCCTGCTGCAGCCCTGCCACATAAGAATCCACTATTTAAATATTTTATTAAGGCTGATCTTAAGAGGATATTAGAAGAATCAAAAAGTCCAGTTATAAGTTTACCTTCACGACGATTAAGGATATTACCTCGTTATGAAGACATCTGTTTATATCTTACTGACTGTAAATCAAAACAAAGAATAGCAGTTGATATTGAAGTTTTAAATGAAGAAATAAGTCATGTTGCTATTGCACAAGCTTCAGATGATGCTATCTCAATTTCATTTACTGCACAAGGCGAAGCATTTCTAACTCCACCTCAGGAAGCTAATGTTTGGAAGTTGATTGCTGAATTGATGGAAGATCCAGGTATAACTAAGGAAAATCAGAATATAGCATTTGATGCCGCTTTTATGTTTCGCAAACTTGGAATAGTAGTTAGGAATATGGAAGATACTATGATTCAGATGGGCATCTTATTCCCCGACTTTCCAAAGAGTCTAGGTTTTATCACATCTTTGTATACAAGAGAACCTTATTATAAAGATGAGCGTAAAAAGCAAAGTAAGTTATTTGATGAAGCTAAGTTCAGTATATACAATGCAAAGGATGGTGCTGTTGTTAGAGAGATATTTCCTAAATTAGAAACTGAATTAAAGAGACAAGGAAATGAAGAAACTTATAATTGGCAGAAGAGGATGATAGGTCCTTGTGTTTATATGCAAGAAAGAGGAATGAAGGTTGATGTTGAAGGACTACAGAAAGCAAATAAGGAAGCTGATGAAAAACTTATTAAGTTAGAAGCAGATATTCAGAAAGCTGTTGGGCACAGTTTCAACCCTCGTAGTTCAACACAGGTTATGGATTACTTCTATAAAGAAATGAAAATAGATCCATACACTAAAAAGGGTAAGCCAACTGCAGATCAGAATGCTATTAAACGATTAGCAAGAAGGGGCTATCCTGTTGCTGTTATGATGAGGGGTTATAGAAAGTTACATAAATTTAAGACCTCATATTTAGAGATGGTGATAGGTAAAGATGACCGTATACATTCTGCCATGAATCCTATTGGAACTACAACTGGAAGATTATCTGCATCAAAAGATATTTTAGGTGAAGGTGGGAATGTTCAGACACTTCCAAAAATGTTTTATCCTTTTGTAATAGCTGATGAGAATTGCATAATGTATCATTTAGATATTAGTCAGGGCGAAAATAGAATAGTTGCAAACATCGCACCTGAGCCACTAATGAAAGAAGCATTTGATACTGGAAGAGATGTTCATAAACAGACTGCTAGTTTGATTTTTAATATTCCTTTTGATCAAGTTTCAGATGAAGAGGGAAGTAGTCAGATGGGAAACGGAGAACATAGTCAAAGATTCTGGGGTAAGAAAAGTAATCATGCTTTTAATTATGGTGAAGGTTCTGCAAAATTCAGTTTAGATTGTGACCTATCTGTGAAGGATGGTGAGTTTATATATCTACGTTATCATCAAATGTATCCTGGTGTTAGACAGTACTGGAGTTGGGTTGTCGAATCTTGTAGGAAAAATGGCAGAATGCTGACTAATCTATTTGGAAGAAAGCGACTATTTTTAGGAGACTGGCATGAAGAAATGTTTAAAGATTTATACGCTTTCATTCCACAAAGTACGATAGCTGATAAAGTTAATAGACAGGGTGTAATTCCTATCTATGAAGATCAAGATAACTTTAAATGTATAGATCTACTAAACCAAATTCATGATGCTATTTTATTCCAGATTCCTTTATCATATAGCTGGATAGATCATGCTGAAGCCTTATTAAAACTTATAAACCTTATAACAACTCCTTTAAAGTGGCACAGCAGTGAATTTATTTTACCAGTTGATTTAAAGATGGGAACTAATTTAGCGGATATGACAGGAGTAAAATATGAGTCGGAAGTTGGAGAATTGGCTAGACAGCTTTCTGATCTTCACAGAGAATACAGAGCCAAAAAAGTCATTCCGGCTCTGGACAGGGATTTCGACGATAGCAGCGATGTTGCAGAGGAAGGTTAGCCTTCCTTGGGGACACTTTTCAATATTTCCTAACTTATATGTAGTCTTAGTAGGACCATCTGGCTCGAGGAAGGGAACAGCCATGAATTTAGGTTATCCTTTTTTGAGGGAGTTAGGAATTAGATTAGCTGCTGAAGCTATTACCCGTGAAGCTCTTATTAAAGATTTAAAGTTGAGTAGTAATACACAGATTGATGGCCAGGGAAGACCTCTAATCCACTGTTCCTTGACGGTGCACAGCCAAGAACTAACCGTCTTCCTTGGCTATAACAATTTACAGATGATGGCTGATTTGTGCGACTGGTATGACTGTAAAGATCGGTGGACATATAGAACGAAGAATATGGGCACTGATGAATTGATTGGAGTGTGGGTTAATTTATTAGGTGCAACAACTCCTGATCTCCTTCGTAGTACACTGCCGGCTGATGCAATAGGTGGAGGTCTTACTGCACGGATGATCTTAGTGTTTGAGAAAAGAAAGGCAAAGTCAGTAACCTGTCCATTTTTATCAGCTGAGGAATTAAAACTAAGAGACGCACTATTAGCTGATTTAGAACAAATTCTGATGTTAGCAGGAGAGTTTAAGATATCTAAGGAATATTTAGAGTATTGGAATTACTGGTATCCTGCACAGGATAATAATCCACCTTTCACCGACATTCGCTTAGGTGGATACATTGAACGTAGAGCCATACATGCCTTAAAATTAAGTATTATAGTTAATGCTTCAAGAACTAGTAATATGATAATAGAAGTACATGATTTAAAAAAGGCAATATCACTAATGGAAGACGTTGAAAAGAGGATGAGTTACGTATTCAGTGGAGTTGGAAAAGCTAAGTTAGCAGATGTATTAGTAAAAGCATGGACGTTTATTGCACTTAATAAACAGGTGAGGCTTTCGATATTGATGAGGGAGTTTCATGCAGATGCAGATTCTGAAGATCTACAGACTATAATTAGAACACTTGAAACGATGAGGACTATTAGGATTCAGTATGTTGGGACAGATCCTATATTAGAGTATACAGGAACTAAAGAAATGGAAGGGAAGTATGGGATAGGAGGATAAAATGAATATAGATCTCATGATTAAAGCATATAAGCTGATGAAGGAAGCTAGTCTGCAGAATCACACAGGTCACTGGGACCGCACAGGTCAGTCTGGCAAAGGCTGTGAAGAATGTATAAAGACTACAAAGTTAAGAGAAGAAGCTGATAGGCTTTTTGAGGAATCAAAGAGATGACTTGGTGGCTTGCTTTAATAGTTTTTGCGCTGTCAGTGGCTGATGATATTCTTGTAGTAATCTATTTTAGAAGAGTAGTAGCTGGAAAACGTATATCTGCTAGCATACTATCAGGAGCATTAACAGTTCTAATTTCTCTTGAAGTTTTCATTTATGTATCAGCCTGGCAGTATATACTTCCAAATGCACTTGGTTCAGTAATAGGAACATGGCTTGCTCTTAAACTTGAAGATAGATTGCCTAAGGTTAGACCACGAACTAGCAAGGGTAGATTTAAGCTGGCTTCAGAAGTAGCAGAATTTCAACAGAGGAATAAAATACTGTAAGGAGGAGAACAGTGATGCTCAAAGTAACTACATTAAGTGAGTTGTATAAAGTAGTGGAAGATGGCGAACCAGGACAGCTTATTGTAATACCAAAAGAGCTTCTTAAAAAACTTATAAAACAGGAGAAAGGAAATAATGATAAATACAAAAAGTAACATCTTTTTACTAAAGGATAGAATTAATGAATTAGATTATAGACTTATAGTAAGTCACTCAAAAGCATATGAAGGTATGCTTGCCATCCTTAAACAGATGTCTAAAATAATTAAAGAGATTGAAAGAGATATAAAGGAGATGAAAAATGAAAGCAATACTCGAATTTAGTTTGCCTGAAGAAAATGTAGAGTTTGGAGAAGCAATTAATGGTGGAAAGTATGTATCTATACTTCACAATCTTGATACACAACTTAGAAATTATGTAAAGTATGGACATGATCTTAAGTCAGCAATAGATGCTTTTGAACACGTTAGGGAAATAATACATAATGAGTTGGAGGAAGAACACCTATCAATTTGGGAATAGCTATGTTCAAAATTATAAACATAGTTATCAATAACCTCTAAACTCTCTCATAGGCAGTTGCCTCTGCCACAAATCCATACGTCTTGCCAACTTAATAGAGAGCAGTTGTCTTGTCGCAGGATCAAGATGACTTTGCCCAATAGCTGCAATAATTGAGTCAGGATTAGTAGCGTGCATTGCAAACTCCTGTATTAACTCTTCAGTAATAATATCAACATCAATCATCCTATGACGTTTGACAACCTGCTCAATAATTTTACTCGCCTGTGCTCTCTCCCTCTTTTCAAGTTCAGTAGACATCCTCATTTCTAATTCCTGCACAGACATCTTCAACGGTTTGAATCCACCTACCATTTTGGCAAGATCAGTCCAGCTCTCAACTTTAAACTTATTGTTACCATTATCATCTAAAATCCATCCATCTTCATTCATCAATCCCTGCCAAAATTCATTCCATAATCTCCAAACTGGTACAACACCTTTACTATATTTTTTAAGGTCTTCCCAAATATAGCTTTCACCATTTGCTATTGGAGCTGCCACTTCCTTTCCAAACTTCACAATATCTGAAATAAGAATGCCTGCCCAGTCTTCAAACCTTGTTGGAAACTGAAATGCTGCAGGTCCAGAAGCATCAATGCCGAAGAAGCCAAACACTCCTCTTGACAGTTTTGGATAGTTATTATTAAGCCAAGTATCAAGATCATCAAGCCATCTATCTCCACCAACCAACATTAGAAATGGAAGGCTTTTTAAAGTAATCATCATTCCTCTTGGCCCGCCAAGCACTGCCTGCATTGTTAAGTATTTAGCCCACTGATTCGCTCCTTTTAAACCTCTAATAAATTCTATTTCTTTAACTAAATAAGCTTTAAATTGTCCAATAGTCTTACCTCCAGGTCCACGAAGAATCTCAGGGAGGGCAGCAACTGAATAATTAAACTCTTGCAGGTCAACAGACCGCTTTGCAAACTCAACAGCAGTAGTCTCATCATGCCCAAACTCACCCCTGCCAACCAAATAAGAGGTCATAAAACTAAGTTCTCTATTCGGGATTTCGGGGGCTTGGAACATCTTTAGTGGTGAGTACCATCTCAATCTATTCTCAAGATCTCCACCCATACCTTCAATGATTGAAGTACCAAGTGAAGGTGCATTCTTTTTAATAAACTCTTTACCACCTTCTGTATTTAGTGTTCTCTGTCCTTCGATCATATACTTAGCACTAGTTTTAACCCAGATATGCCCCATACCTGACAATAGATTTATAAGTGATGCAATAGGCCGATAACCTAATTTTAGATTAGTTAAAAGTGTGCGTGTAGCTGCCAATCCTCTTGTATAAGCAAATGAAGTTTCAAATCCAAGTTTGTTAAGAAGATCATCAATAATAGCGTCTCCCTGTGTATATTGCCCTCTAATTGCCTCTAACTGCTTTTCTAAAACTCTTTTAACTGCAGGTCTATCACTAAACTCATGGAGGTGATCTCTCAACTTCATGATATAAGGATCAATAGCATGCTTCTTCTCAATACTATGAACATATAATGGAAGAATATCGAATATATCTCTTTCACCTGGTAACTCTTCTTCTCGCTCTTGCAAGAACTGAGACCAGATTTTCTGAGGTTTAATTGAAATACCTTTACCTGGTAATTCAGCTTTTAATTTATCAGATAAGTCTTTTCCAATCTCTTTAGAATACTGCCCAATTATTTTAGCTATTTTACCCTTCATCGCCCTATAATATTTTTGAGATACAAGTGTCTGAAAATCCTTGTCAAGACGATAAGTGGTATCAACTTCAATAGATTCAACTGTAGGATTTTCCTTTAGATAACGTAATGCTTCTTCAACCGCCTTCCTTTTAGTTTGAGCAAAAGATATAATATGTCCTTCAGGATCACTCAATGCTATTGAACCTCTCATAGCATGAGTAACATAATCCTTAATACCAAAACTTTCAATTTCCTTCCATTCTTTAAAAAGGTTAAGCATATCTGCGTATGTAGTTGTGGCAGTCTTACCTTGCTGAGGAGTTCTATTTTGTGCCCTCGCGTATCTATTCCATTTTTTAGTAGCGTCAAGTACACTAGCACCGCCAATGAGAACATCTGCCATAATTCTTGCTTCAGTTGAATTAGCACTTAAAATTAATGACTCTCTCAAAAACTTCTTATGCTTAACTTTATAAGCATCAAGAAATTTCCTTGTGTCAGTAACAGCAGTTTTAATTTTAGGATCAAGCTTACTTAAATCAATAACTTCACCACTCTCAATTTCTTTCATTAAAGACGTAACTTTTTCACGTTCTCTTTCGTTCAAATCTTTAGTAATCCTATCTAATTCCATAAACCCAATACTTCTATTATAAGACCACATACCTAATGAGTCAATTGCTTCTGCCGCAAATTTAAGTGCATCTGGATGATCCCTCAGTGCGAACAATGGAGATTCAATGCGAGTAGCAAGTTGTGTAACATCAATAGGCTTCTCAATAATATTAACATTTCGCTGAATAGGAGTTCCAGCACCTGCATGTATTCCTGAACCTTTTAATGGAGTTTGTTGTAGTGCCTGCTCAACATCAATAGATTTAATACGAGGTACTGAGGCGACCTCACTTCGACTTGTAGCTTCGTATGCCAAGTTTACAAATGCAGTTCTAGCACCAACTTCAATAGTCTCCTGCCCAACTTTTAGTGCAACATCAAGCAATGTTGCCTCACGTTCTCCCATTGGTTTATTAAAGAATGCCCACGATATAATTTCTCTGAATCTATCCCATAAAGTTAATACTTTTCCATCCACTTTATCAGACTCAGCTGGAATTGTTGATAGATATTGTTGCATTGTAGGAGAAGAAAATATTGTAGAAAGGAATTCATCATTATTAAGTAATCCGTAATAAACTTCTCCAAGCTTTGTTGGATTTGAGAAGCCCATATCTAAAATACCTTTTTCATAAATCTCTGCAGGACCTGCTATAGTCTGTATTATTCGTCTATCATTCTCTGGTAACCCTTCTATAGCTTTCATTCTTAAATCTTTAATAGTTTTATATACAGTCGGAGAACTTCTCATAATCTCATATGTAAGAGCATGAGTTACTTCATGCATAATATCTTCACCAACTGAACTAATATAAAAAGTAACATGCTCAGCATAGTCTGGAGAAAATCCTATCATTGTACCTATAGGACTTTTATTAAGATAAAATGCACCTGCTCCTATTGAACTTTCTCTTACTACTGCTTTAACACTCCCTAACAATTTTCTAATGTAGGGCGTATTATAAACTTCTGCAAGTGCAGTAATAGTTGGTGAAAAAGTTTCTTTATTATTAAGAACAAAATCTACTAACACTGTTGCATCCTGAGGACGTAAGGCAACAGTTGATATTTTAGCTGGGGTAAGTATATTCATTAAATCAGCTGCAACTACGCCTCTCTTTGCTGTATTATACTTCTCTCTATTACTTAGACTAGGTGGTGCTGGTACAGCTCGTTCTTGTGAAGGAACTCCAGGCTGTGCTTCACTAGCAGGCTGTGCAGGTTCATCAATAGCTTTGATAGCATCAGAAACATCTACCATAAAACTTTTAAGACTATTAAGAGAATTAACCAATCTATTATACTCATCATGAGTTAGATTCTTCTTAAAATAATCAAGATTACTCTCAAGTCTTTTAAGTGCAGTAAATGGAACTTCACCAGCTGTATGATATGCTACATTAGTCTGTGTAGTTAAGACATGTAGTAATGTATCAATATCTGAGTTATGATCTAACTTAATTTGTTTTAAAAGATCGAGCTGTGTCATTGCTTCTTCTTTTGGCTGAAACCAGATTGTGTTATCTATAACTTTTCTTGAATATACTTTCTTAGTTTCAGGAGGCACCTGTATAACGATTGGAACTCTTTCAACAGCAGGAGGCGGCTCAATAAACTGATTTTCTATATTATCAGCTATTGCTTCTTTTTCAAGCTGTATCCATTTATGCTGCTCAACGTCATAGTATTCATCATAATTAGTAGGTTCATTCTGCATCCTATCTTCATCTCTCATTTTATCAATAGCAGCAAAATCAGTATCAAGTGTTCTCTGCTCATCTCTAATTTGTCTATCAAGAATGTCAAGAGATGTCATAGCCCCAATTTCATCTTTAATATCCATAATTAGATCATAATACTTATCTTCAGGAACTATCCCTTCCAAGTCAGCTTTAATATCAGGATCATTGATAAAATCATCTATTGTCCAGCCTTTTTTAGACATAGCATTAACATGTTCTACAAAACCTGGTCTTAGCTTTTTTACAATAGCAACAACTTCAGCTGCAGTTGCTGCCTCTTCAACTTTCCCCTTAACTTCTGTAACTGCTGCAGAAGGTTCAGGCATTCTCCCAGCTTCTTTAAGAATACGTATTCTTCGCTCACGAGTTGACTCAGTTCTTTCAGTAGGTGTCCAATTCTCTAAGTCTTTTTTTGCTGCTTTCATATTAGCTTCATCCATAATATGAATATCTGGATTGAAAATCATAGACTGTCCAGATTGATCTCGAACAATTACATCAGGAATTTCAGCAGTTTCAGAAGGTGCCAACTTTACAAAGGTAACTTCTTGTTTTGGAAGTGCAACTTCTGTTACTTCACGAGCTGCAGTTTCAAGTGTTGGAGTTGTTCGATAAAGAGGCTTTTCGCCTTTTAACTTAGCAAGTTTTTCTTCACGAGCTGTCTTACCTTCTTGAGGTATAGTTGGTTTTGTAACTTTTGCTCCTGTATATTTTCCCGTCTTGTCAATAAATGCTTGTTCTACAACATCTTCATAAGCTATTCCATGAGCATCAGCTATAGCAAAGTGCTGCTGACCAGGTTCTCCTTTTATTATAGTTCCATCTTTCAATTTTATTGTTGGAACTGTTTCTCCAGCAAATTCTTCAACAAGCGTATATTCTTTGCGTTTTCTATCACGCTCTTTTATTAAATTTTCAACAGTGGGATTCTCTATCTCAAGAGTACTCTCATGCCCCTCATCTGTTAAATTAAAAAGATACTTATCTGGTATATTAGGAACACCCCTCTGAACTCCTATAAACTCTAATCCCTCAACAGTAGGAATTTCAGGAGCCAAAATTGTCTTAATAATATCTTTTGATTTTTCAGCAGCTTTCTTCTTTAACTCACCTTTCCTAACTGCACGTTCTCCCTTCGTTGCCTTTTTAACCTTTTCTCTGTCTTCAAGCTCAGAAATAGCATTATCAGCCGCATCTGTCTTTGTAGCTTTTTTGATAATAGTATCAGCGATTGTATCTGCTGTATCTTTGTCAACACCTTTTCCAACTAAAGCTGCAGATGTTTTTACTTTCAAATCTTGTTTAAGAGCTTCAACACTTCTTCCCCGAGTTGAAGCAACTGCAGACGCACCTGCACCCATTATCAATGTCTGAATACCAGTAATACCAGCTGTATCTTCAACTTGCTTCCAGTATGAAGACTGAGGAAGTCCAATTTCTTCAGCTGCTTTATATTGCACAGCAGTTGTAAACTGCTCACCAACACCCTGAGATAGCTGAGCCCACCCCATCTTCTTTGCAAACTTACCAAATCCAGTCATAATTGCTTTTTTAATAGGTTCACGAAGTACAGGATTACCTATTAATCCAAAAACTCTAGCAGAAATAAGATCAGGACCTATTTCACCAACAGCCTCAGAAACAGCAGATGCAGTTTTCCATGCAGCTGCTTCTTTTTGAACAGCAGCAATTTCTTCAGCATTTGCTCCTACAGCTATCATTTCTTTTTCTATATCTTTTGTTAAATCATAGTACTGAGCACCAGCAAATAAGCCACCTTTATTAAGAATAGCACCAACTGTCGAAGCAGCTATCTTAGCATAAAGAGCTGCTCTACCGCCTCCAGGCACAGTTTTTGAAAAACCAGCTCCTATAATTGCACCTGCAAAACCTGATGAAATAGACTGACCTATTGATCGAGAAGCCCCACGAATCCAATTACTTATTTTACCAGGTGCATCTTCCTTAGGCTCCCACCACTTTACTCCTTCATCAAGTACAGTAATCATAGGATCTAAATATGGTTCAACCTCTGGAATTAAATCAGCAGTTTTTAGAGTTGCAGGAAGTCCCCAAGCTGCGCCTGCCATACCTGACTTTACCCACTGTACTGGTTCTTTTAAATAATCAAGCATATCAGGTGATTTAGTGGGGCCTACAAGTGCAAATTCTTCAGTCGCAGGTTGTTCACTTTGTTTATTATTTTGAACAAAGGTAGGCGCTTCAGACATCTTTTCTACAAGTTTAAAAGTTTCATCAGCCATTTTATCTCCTAATAGGTACCATAAGGATAGAGTGATTTAATATCAGTTTTAGGAACTATCTTACTACCATCCCACACAACTTTTACTTCAGTTCCACGATCAGATTTGAATGTATAAGTAGCTGCAGGTTTTCCTGTTAACTGTTTAGTAAACTGTTCATTTGTTGGAGTTGTAGGTGGGGCTGCAGCCGCAGCTGGCTTATTCTTCTCTATAATAGATTTTTTGCCAGCCGGTTTTTCAGGCTGTGCAGAAGTAGTAGATACTCCAATAATACTTCTTATCATTCCTCCTCTAAATTCCTCATTTCCAGAACTACTAATATAAGCATCAATTGCTTTATCAAGTTTATCAGATAATCCAGGAATTTTAGCTGCAAGTGCCTTAACAATAGCAGGATCAATCTCTCCACCACCTATTGGTCTAAGGGAGCTAAGAAGCTCTGCTAAATCCATATTTCTTTTGCCAGATGGAGTTTTAGCCATGTCAGCTTGAATAACTGGAATTAGATAAGGAGCTATTTGAGATGTAGCAAATTTGATTTCTGCAGTATGATATGTTTTAGCTGCTTTTTCAGTTTCGGGAGTAGCACTAACTGAATATGACATAACTTCTTTTCCAGAAATAGGATTAACAAGTGATACTTTATCTCCTCTGCGAATCTCCTCAAGTTTAGTACCATACTCAGTTTCCATTCTCTTCTTTAAAGCAGTATACTCAGGCTTAGACTCTAACTCAAGTTTTTTAGTCTCTTTTTTTGTCTTTTCAGTTTCGGCTTCTTTTTTTGCAGTCTCAACTGGTGCTGCAGCTATTTTCGTCTGTATTTCATTAATCCTCGCTTGTGATTCCTCCATAGATTTCATCTTTGAAAGTAACTCCACAAGATTTTTAACAGGCGCAGCTGCAATCTCTTGATATGCTTTCTGAGCAGTTGCAAGATGAGCTTCCATCTCAGCAGGCTTTGCTTCTCCCTGCATAACTTTCAAATATGCATCTGAAATAGTTGCTATATTTTCAAATGGTCTTTTCAATTCAGCTTCCCTAACTTTTAATCCAGTGCCATACAAACCTGTTATCTGCTCAGGAGTAAGGCCAACCACATCGGCACCAGACAAACTAACGGGTTGACCCTCCGTAAAACTGCCGCCTCCTGCTAATTGTGAACCTACCATTTTTTTAAGAGCTTCATTCAACTTTTGAGATTTAAGTGCACCTGTTATAACACTACCAACTTGACTTCCAGCAGTCTCTCTTCCTTGAGGACCTCTCATCAAAGCAGTTCCCACCTCTGCAAGAGCTGGTGCAGCTGATTGAATACCTTTTCCGAGTTTGTCAGCCCAACTTAGTTCAGGCGCAGACGCAGGTGTATCCCCAATCTTTTCTCCAAACTGCATAAGTTCAGGAGAAATAGCAGGAGCTGCAGTACTAGGATTTACTCCAGTAGTAAGAGAAGGCCCCGCAGTAAATCCTTGAGCCTGCTCAGCCATTTTAAGCTTCATTGCTTCATCTAATAAACTATAACCACCCCACTCAGCCATTTTAACTTCCTCCAATAACTATGTTCAAAATATTGAACAAAGATAAATTATTGCGCAGATAAATACCCACCAATACCACCTATTATAGCTCCAACAACAGCTCCAACAACAGTTCCTATTCCAGGGTAGACTGACCCTATATATGCTCCAGTAACAGCTCCACTAACAGCACCACCAGCTGCACTTAATCCTTTATTCGGCTTAGCTTTTGACATACCGACTGCTGCAGAACCTATAGAACCAAGTAGGGCTCCAGCCTCTCTATAACCATAAAGTGGCCACTTTACCTCTTCAGCATCTATATCAACTTGAAAATCATGTTGTTCTTTATATGCAATCGCAACTATTTTTGAATAACTTATCACATCAGTAAATTGCTTTCTCAGCTGTTCTCCATAGCTCATAATTGAACTCATGACTTCGGCTGTATTTATAAGAGTTAATTTAGCTGCCTCAAGTCCAGCTTTAGCATACAACATTGATTTACCTAATCCAAATGAACTAGTTTGTACAGCGTTTATATCTCTCATTTCACCCTCAAACTTTAAAACCTTACTAATATCAAGTTCTGCAACTATGTCAGGTGTTACATTACTTGCTACAATAGCAAGTTGATCACTCCATGCAGATTTAAATGTACTTAAAGTATTGCCTATAGATGAATAATAACCTACAAAATTTGTAAGACTTGTGCTTAAATTACTTATAACTGTCGCAGGATCATATGAAACTAGTCCAGTATATGGGTTAGTTATTGGCACGATTGCATCTACTTCATCCAGCCAAAGCCCATGTATAGTCTTCATATAATCAGGCCAATCTTTTTTTCCGCTACTACTACTGCCTCCGCCAAATCCCACTTAGATCTCCAGTCTTATCTTGCAGATAAATATCCACCGATTCCACCTATCACAGCACCAGCAGCAGCTCCATATGGATTACCTCCAGAAACAGCAGCACCGGTAGCAGCCCCAGTCATAGCTCCACCAAGTGCACTTGCTGCAGCACTAGGCTTACCACCACTTTGCATAGCACCAGCTCCACCTATTGCCCCCAATAAAGCACCAGCTTCACGATAATTAAAGAAGACCCATTTTGCTTCTTCAGCATCTATCTCTATCTGCATATCTCTAAATTCTTTATATGAAATTATAACTGTTTTTGCATTCTCTAATTCTGCAATAAACTGCTCGTGTAGACGCTCACTATACCTCATAGTTAAATCCACAGCCTGGTTCGTATTCATAAGAGCTAATTTACCAGCTTCGAGTCCAACTCTAGCATACAGCATTGATTTACCAAGGGTGAATGAACTAACCTGTACAGCATTTATATCTCTCATCCCAGACTCAAATTCTGGAACTCCATAAGTATCCAATTCTGCAGTAATAGCAGCTGTTAGATCAGCTGTAACAGTTGTTAACCAACCACTCCACAGACTCTTAAATGCAGTCAAACTATATCCTATAGATAAATTATATGCTTTATAGTTTGTGAGAGCCGTACTTAAGTTACTTATAGGTGTAGCAGGATCATATGCAACCACTCCAGTGTATGGATTAGCAGCTGGAATAATAACATCCAACTCATTTAACCAAGTCGTATGCTTATCCTGCATATAATCAGGCCAACTACTTTTTCCAGAAGAACCACCGCCACCACTGCCCATTTTAAACCTCCAACCTTAAATAAGTAAAGCTTGAGCTTCCGCCCACTCTCTCAAAAAATACCTTTAATCCTTCAACGTTAGTATATGCAGAAATTGCTGTGCATCCCTGAGACTTAGCATATTTCTTAATAAGTTCAATCCCCTCAAACAAAACATCTTTAGTTATTAAATGACTACCATACAGTGAATAAATCAATAATTCCTTATTCTCACTATCAACTGACTGTGTTAACGCTGTAGACATAATAGCATAAACAGTGGGCTTCTCATCTTCATAAACTACAAATACATGAATCTCCATCTTTCCAGCAAGGATTGATTCTAAAACTTTATTCATTCTCTCGCCTGATTTTCTACTATCTGCAATAGGTGGCAGTGCTTGTTCAATAGCATTACCTATCTTCTCCCAATGTCTAACGACCTGATCTGGATAAAACTTTAGCATCCGTAGCATATGTACCTCGTATCATTCGTTTATCTATATATTTGTATCTGACTGTTAAATAGTCCAAATCAAACTTTGTATAATCAGCACCTTTAACTCTCATCTTAAACTCAGTTCCACTAACCAGCGGAGTAACAGCACCAAAATTACTAGCTGTCTTAAACCTACTAGATGTAAACACAGTATCTGTCACTTTATATTTAAAGTCAATATTTGAAGTCATAACCTGCCCAGTTGAACCTATCTCCATAACTGTAATAGTTTTTAGAGCACGAACTCCAAAATCAAATACATCAGTTGCCATATATGCAGATACATCTGCAGCAACTGCTATTGGACCTATCAATCTCTTATTAGCATCTTCCCAAACCAATGATGTAGGATATTGAAACCACTCTGACAATCCCTGTAGAGACAATAAATAGGTTTTAGAGCCATTACTAATATAATAATCTCCAAAGTTTTCATTCTTAGTTATAATAAGAGTTCCAGACATCGCATTTATAAACTCTCTATATCCAAGATACTCAATCTTCAAATCCTCTCCTATTCTCCACACTTCCTTATTTGAATTAATAAAAAGATGTTCATGTTCATCACCCTCTGCACAGAATGTTGAAGGAATTCCAAAACTTTTAAGAGGCACGATTCCAAAAGTAGGTTCTGGCTTTGAAACAGCTTTCATATAAAATATTTTATCTGAACAATAAACCATAACTCCATTACCTAATGGAAGAACTCTATGTATAGTCGAAGTTGGTCCAACTCTATAATTTCCACTAGTTCTCTTATATGGCTTCATTGGAGCACCAGTTCGTGGGTAGGTAGAAGAAGTTTCGTTATATGTATAAGTTACTATTAATTTTGGAGCATTTGTCACGCCAAAATAGTTATAAGTTCGTGGAAATCTGCAGGCATTTGTAGGTGAGGCATTATCCTTCATAAGTAACATTACATCATTTCCAGAAGCCCACCCAGACTTGTCTATAACAGCCTGTAAGATAGTTACTAAACTTGGAGTATCATATGTCTGATTAGTAACCCAAACACTAGTTAAATCCCATGCAACTGGACTTCCTAAAGCAAGCGCATCTGCTTGTGCAGCAGATGTTGGTGCAGTTGCATCAGCTACATCATTAAAATAAAGATTAGCTTGACATCCAGTTATTGATGGACTCTGACCGTGGCACTCAACTCTAACAATAGCAGATACTATAGTTGCCCCAGCTGGAATAGTGATGTTTTGAAATCTAATAAAATTACTATAACTAAATCCACCAAGCTCACCCACTATTGCCGAGTACTCAGACGTATTAAACTGACTAGTTCCAGGAGCCCAGTATCCATCGTCACTATTTGATAAAGGAGTAAAAGTACCACTACCAGCTACACCTGTACTAAGACTAAGTGCTCTATCTATAAATCCATAATCTGCACTAAACATAACAGCTGGATTTACTGAACCTATCTCACTCCATACAACTAAGTTATCCTTAGTTCCTCCAATCGTTTCAGTATCTAAAATATATACTCCAGCTATTAATTGTCCCCTAAAATTACATACACACTTAACTGGAGGAGCGACTCCTCCAACTGTAATCTCACTCCACTCATAACTTGTTAAAGCAGTTGCAAGCTGTCTCTTAACCATAAGACCAATGCCAGACCATATCTGAAAATATCCAAAGTCTGCTACTGTAAATCTTGTATTTATACTAGCTTTTGTAAACATAGTTGATAATGAATAATCACTAGCTACTTTTTTAATTGTAAGTGAGCCTGAAGCATAGTTTACAAAATACAAACCTGTATCAGTAAGGGTAAGATCATGAATTTTTACAAGTTGTGGAAGTGGCCAGCTTACCGCCGGAGTCCCCGAGATTGGATATATAATGAGGGGGGGCACTTCTAAGCCAGCCACTCCACACCTTGTATTATATAGTTCAGTCGCATAACCAGAATTACGAGGCATATTCACATCTGGTCTTAAACCCTTTGTAAAGTCAGATAATGTCTGTGCAAACTCTCTCATTTCATCTCTCTATCATCTCAAGCTCAACTGGAGCAAGAAGATCAGCAAGTGGAAGTTCCTCACTAACATTAATCGTATCAACAAAATCAACTCTCTTCCGAATAGAAGTTTCTGGCTCTAATACAAGACTATACCAAACACCAAATGCCTTTGTATTAATCAAAACCTCCATTCGACTATTAGCTGCAACTGCAAAGTTAACAACTTCATTAATAGATAATTTCTTAGACGGAAATTCTCTCTTAATTTCAGTTCCATTTTCTTGATATGTCTTGATACAAAGCCTCAGAACACCTTTTTTAAGAAGTTCTTCATCTTCCAACCTCTCTATAAATAATGAAACCTTTGTAATAAATCCAGAGATTGGAAACATCCCTCTAGCTATCACTCCATCATCAACTTGATTACAATAACCCATTACTATAATAGGAGTCAGTGGAGCAACAATACTCCTTGCAGCAATTCGTCTTTCAAGCTGACTTAATGCCTTATCAGCACTTGCAAACTTTTCATCAACACTATCCCCTCTTATGATGGCGTGTCCCATACTTTTATCTCCATACTTGAAATTCCAGTTATTTGTTCTTCCACAAGATCCATATCAAGACCATCAGTTATTTCCTTAACAGCTGCCTTCCAATCTTTCGCACCTTCACTATTCCTATATGAGAGTTCCATCATAAAAGCAGCCGCAAAAATCAATAATAGTTCATTTTCCTCAGTCCAGTATGATTTATCAGTGTCTGCAGATAATGAAGGTGAATAAAATAGACCCCTCACTTCTAATGTATACTTACTAGATACATCAACAGGTGGCTTTAACAAAATAGCATTATAAGTTTCATGACTAGTCAACTTCATATCTTCAACTGCCCACACCTGATTTAATCCTGTTGAAGTTAGATCATGAGGATATGGTCTAATAACAATAGGTGCATAATACTCAGGAGGCCCAGCAGTCAAATTGGCAGTCGGCTCATTATAATAATCTCTCAATGTTTTAGCATCTTCAACATCCAACTTATATCTGTAGTCTGCATCATAAAGCCAAACTTCCTTAAACGATCTAACATTTTCAAGTGAGACAATAACTTGTCCTGCGGTTAAATTAGTAAAATGTCTAGCTTCAACCTTACCCCTATTAAACAACCTATCTAAATAGCGTTGCCCAGCATTTATAAAAAAGCCAGCATCAAATGCAGCGGCTGGATCGCTTAGATCAGCTCTTCCAGTTATTTCAATGAATTTAGCTTTTACTAATGAAAACTGAGACATCTTGCTCACCACCTTTTTTTGATATTAACTTACACAATCTTCGACATTTTCGCCAGGGATCTAAAAATCTATTACCACACTTTTGACAAAACGGAAAGTCTCCAAATCCTAACAGCTCGCCACACCTTTTACAGCTAAATTGCATTTCATCCACCACCCTTTGTTCAAAATATTAAACATAGGTGACAGCCTCCTCAGACTGCCACCTATCTTACTACATATTAAAGATTAAGAAAGATCGTTGTCTTTCCCAACTCCATCCAGTACCATGAAAGTATCAGGATGCCACAGTTCAAGACCGCACTCGGTCAAAAACTCTTCATTGGTTGCGTCAACTCTTGAAGAGTTAGTTCCAGGACCAGCCTGCTTCGCTTCACCTTCACCAAAGAAAGTGGTATCAGTGATGAACCGATAAACCAGATTTTTAGGTTCACAAAGAAGCATGCTATATCGAGTCGTTTCTTCCTGGCTCATTAAGGGATGAGTCTTTAAGTAGATACTACCAAAAGGCGTAACCCACTCAGTAACTTTAATCCCATATACAGTTTCTCGAGGCTGTAAGTTGACATGTCCACCACTCTTCGCTAACTGATTTAAGCCAAGCAAAGCACCAGAGCCACACAGTGCCAGTTTTTCAGCAGCGCCATATCTGAAAACCAACTCTAAAAAGGCGTCAATCCAGGCTTCACCACCACCAGCTTCATCCCAATCTTTACCAGTATAAGTGGTATTCAGACGATAATCATTGTAGTTAGCTACAACATTATCTCTCACAAAGCTGATAAGACCCTGAGTCGTTCGGGTAGGCTTAGTACCATCAGTATCAGTACCACTAGCTTCACTAGGAATTCCAAACAGGAACGCTTTTTCCATCTCAATTCCGTGGAGCTCCAGTGCTTCCCGTTTCATCTCTTTATAAGCATCTCCAGTGCGCAGGCGAGTTTCGCGAGCGGTACGAGTGATGCTCAGAGGCGTTCGGAAAATCTGAGTGAAGTTATAATACTTTACAGGATTGTAATTCAAAGCGGTGGGCATAGCAGCACCTTCCGCATTGATGTTACCAGCTACCATTGCACGATCGCAGCTTGACAGGTTATGACTAACAGAGCCACGAATATCAAAACTGTTATCATCATCCTCCAACAGTTTCACCGTTAGATATGAAGAGGCACCGTTCACAGTTCGGGCTGTAATCTGTCCGTTTACAATCATGTAAGAATCGGAAGCATCTCTCAAAAGAATCTGATGCCCAACTCTAAACTCAGCGATTGTTGCAGCTGCCATTTTAAAATAGACAACTGTGTCAGCCACAGCACCAACTGCAGGCTCCACATAGGAAGCAGCATAAGTCGTAGTGAGGTTTGTGCTTAAATAAACACCAGTAACTGCCCCAGCCTGCTCCGGCAGCTTTTTCGTCCACCAGTAAAACTGAGGATCAGATACTTTCTCATTTTTCATTTTAGACAGTAACGCTGTCAGCGGAACCATACCGTTAGGATACAAAAACAGAATCAGTTCCCGCCAGGACTTAGGCCTCTGGTCAGTTGCCCAGGAGCCAGTTCCACGAGTTCCTAAAAAAGAATCAGCCATTTGAATTACTCCCTCTTTTTTTAATAATGCCTCTGAATGACCCAGAGGCGAGGTACTCTCTTATGAATTATCTTTGTTCAAAATATTAAACAAAGCTATATAGCGGGTTCCTCAACTATATGAATGACATGAGGCTCAGTTGGACTTGGAGGTCCAAAAATAGCTGCAGCTCCAATTATAGCATCATCATATGCTACTTTTGCATTAGGCTTGTCAGTATATACAACTACCAAACTCGTACTATTCTTAATCATGGTCACTTTATATATTGGCATAACTACACCTCTTTTTATGTTCCAGTCGTACTATATACGTTGATATAGCCAAGATTACCATTAGGCATTGTAACCAAAATCTGCCCAGCTATAGTCGTTGCCGCACCAGTAATCACTGCAAAACATGTAGTCGCATCAACAAAGTTAATTAGTGCAGTAAATGCTCCAGTAATTCTTAAAGCAGCATCCCAAGTTCCTGCCATATTCCAGATACAAATACCTGTTGCCTCAGTTGCTTTTGTTCCACCTGCCTGATCTAATACAACCTGAATACCACGATGAACAGAACCTGCTCCACCAGCACCATAGTTACGCATAACAATATTAGCACCAATAGCAGTTCCAACATCTCCAGCAAGTGCATTATAAGCAATAGCTTCAAGACCGCATAGAATAGCTTGAGCAGTCATATCATTAGAAGCATGATTATGTTTAGCAATAAACTGCCCACCGTAGATGTTACCATCTGCCAAAACTGCCGTATTTGTAACTACAACTTTTGCACCAATAACTCCATCATTATCAGTAAGGAAAGCCCCAGAAGTTGCAATCTTTAGATCAATACCTTCAAATCCACCAGCAGCTGCCGAATAGGTACCCACCATCTTTAAAATAGACGATCCACGTCCACCTGAATAGGTGATATTAGTTCCAGTTAGGAAGGTGCTATCTGTAACCATAACTAAATCAGCAATCTGATTTTCAAGAGTCTGTGAAGCAAACGTCTTAGCTACAGTAATAGACAGGGTTGCATCCTCAATTTTAAGTCCATTTGTCGTGGCTCCAGAAATGCTAATTCCAGTTGACAATAAGCCAGCACTTTCAATCCTAATACCATAATCAATATTAGCAGCACCACTCTGATTCGTAGCAAGAATCAATGCAGACAACCCACTGCTTAAACTAACTAACCTATTTGAGTCAGCCCAAATTGATGCCAAATACTTACAAGCTGTCAAAGTGCTTCCAACACAGGAAGAAATTCCACCATATAGGCCGGCAACACAAACACCTGCCCCATTTACAACTCCACCTGCATTTGCTGAAAATAAACCTCCAACAAGCCAACTCCCAGTTGTGTAATCAGTCCCTGACAGCGTCTTCCCAGCATCCAAATAAGCAACACCAAGAATAGCTCTCATGATACCAGCAGAACTCACGTTTAAATGAAAGTGAGATGCAATACCATCCATAGTTCCAATAGTATCTTTAAACTCACCTTTAAACTCATTTGCCACAACCTGATCAGTTACAAGCGTACTTGAAGCAGCAAGTGCATGACAGTGCGCTTTGATAGTTGGCCCAGTATTTGCCAGCTTATTAATATTTAATGCTACACCAGTTACTCCAGTTATTGTAAGTGGACTTACCACTCCTACTGCTGCTGTTAAGGCACCGGTCACTTGTAGTGCACCTTCAAATACATGCCTTTTAAAAAGGCTCCAAAGCCTTCTATCCAAACTCGAAGTACTCATTTAATTCCTCCACACGAAGGCCGAACCGTCTTTCAACGTCGGCAAATTGCTTTGTTCAATATTTTGAACAAAGTTACATCAAATCCATAATCTCATTTTCAATCGGAGTCAACTCCGGTTTCTTCTCCCCTGGCACTCTTGCACCAACTTTTTTACCTGGCTGTGCAGGTGTATTTGATACTGCAGCAGCTTTCAACCCAATCCTCTTCCTAACTTCCCCAGGCAATTCTGTAAACAATTTCTCAAGTGTCCAGTCAGGATTCTTTCCACTTAAATCATTAGACACATACCCAACAAACTCTTTGTGCGTTTTCAAGTCCTCATTACCTTCAAAAAACTTAGACACTCTACTTTGGACTTCCATCTGTGCCTTAATAGTATTATTAATAACCTGCGGCATTGTCTTCAGCACAGTTTGAACAGCAGCATTTGCAACTCTCCCCATCACTTCACTCATCACTTCAGGCTTCTCAAATGCGGCTTCATACTCTGCCTTATCTTTAAAGAATCCCATCCCATAAACCGGCTCTTCTTTTTTAACTTCTTCCTTCACAACCTCAGCTTTTTTAGGTGCTGATAATGCTGCAACTTGTGCAACCAAAGTCTTAACCTGATCTGTTAAAGTTGAAATAGCAGTATCTTTTTCATCAACTTTAGGTTCTTCTTTAGGTGTCTCTTTCGGAGTTTCCTTAATTTCCTCTTTAGGTGTTTCCTTAAGATCTTCCTTAGGAGTTTCTTTAGGCTCTCCATCTACTACAGGAGGAGCATAATCACTAAACAATTCTCCAATTTGATTAACTTGACTAACAGCAACTCCACTCTCATTCTCCGCCATCTTCCTTTACCTCCTCATCTAATTTTGACAGTTCGTCAAACTTCTCTAATAAAAATCTTGGTAGTTCTAATAAATACCGTAACTCCCCTAATTTAGCTCTAGAAGAAGCCACACGCCTTATATCAATCCAGACATCCTCACCCGAACTCTGGTACTCTAATTCTTCAACATTTAAAGCAATCCTTTCTCGAATAATGTCTTTAAGATCAGCCCAAACACTTGAACTTAAAAACTCTGTCAGTGCTTGTTTATTTGTTTTAAGTGCCACCTTCTCCCCCCAACTCCTGATTTACAGGAACAAGATTACCTCGTTTTGCTTGCTGCATAACTTCTTCAGTCTGCATTGCTTGAATATTTACTCCCCCACCTTTTCTAATAAAGTCATTAACATTCTTTGCGCCTAGCATTCTTGCCAAATGCTTAAATACTCTAACCATATCAAATCCAACTCCAACTGCAGGTTGACTAGCTAAAATTTGAAATAGTGTTGCCCACGATTCCCCTCTTTCACCAACATCAATACTTCCATCATGAATGATAGTATCATAATTAATATCTATCATTGCAGGATCAACTTTCATACCTCTACCAGTCTGCCCATATTCTTCCATCAACTCTTGCTGATACCTACCCATTGTACTAACATAGATTGGTTGAGACATTAACTGCTGAGTATGGCTTGCAAACATATATGCTAAATCATACATACTCATCATACTACAAATTCTTGCTGTCTTAGCCAATCGTGAAAGTGCACTCATCCTCGAGTCTCTCGCCTCAGTCGCACTCCGTCTTTCACCTGAAGATCGCATAATACCCATCAAACTATCAACTGCTGCACTCGTCCTCTGCATTAAGTCAATCACGTGAGGAGCGTCCTGGCTGATATGACTCCTTGTTATGTCATTTACATTCAACTGTGCCACCGCATCTTTTACACCTCTACCCCAGGCTGCACGTCTCATTCTAATTAGTTTACCTGGTTCTGGATCTTTCAAATCTTCCATATTAATTAAAAAAGGATCAACTATCAACATATCATTGATAGCCTTTCGAACATTAGTCACGTGACTTGAAAACAAAAAGTCGAGAACATTCTGCATCCCATATATTAACTCTAACCTACTAATTGGAGCAACTGAATATCCATCAAAATCTGGAGCAAATATGGAACAAGGAAACATATCATGATCTAACCCTAACGGTTTTGCAAAAACTACAAATTGATCTGCAGCTATTCCAAACAACCACTTTTCAGGTATCTCAGACTCCCCCAGCTGCCAATCAACATCATTTGGTACTATCTTCATATACATCCAGATTACGTCTACAGGATTACTAGACGAATGAATGTCAAGTGTTCGTGTTGATATATTCTGCTTTTTATCTCTTGCAGACTGCTCAGTACCAAACCAAGGACTTGTTCCATCTACTCCCTTTAAATACTTAACATTAAAGAAGTCAATAGGATTTTGTGCTTCCATTTCTAACAAAGACATATAATTAGTCCTATCAACATATCCTACAAACTCCCCTTCTTGTACCTTATGGATGGGAACTGTAATATCTGGCAAGTATAGATAAGGGTCAATATTTTCTAACCTATTACCTTCAAACAACCTCTTTCTCGTCCTTGCCTTAGTTCCATCAGGCAATCTCTCAGTTTTAAATCCCCACTGCTCTCCCCAAATTGGGCAAGCTGCACCAAATCCATATGCTAATCCATCTCTAAATTGAGTATGCAATGCTAATCCAACTTTATTCTTAATAGTTTGTAGCTCAATAACTTTCTCAAGCATTATTGCCCCAACTGTATCATCACTTGTCACACCTTCATACCGAAACATAGGAAGATCCAAGAAAGCTGTTACGAGGTAGGTAAGGAGGGTCTCCATCGTGGCGTAGGTATAGGGGACTACGATAGAAACAGGCTTCCTTGGATCTCTTTTCTTTAAAGCTTTTTCCTTCTCATCTAATGGAATATATGCAGTTAATGTTTGATCAATTAAGTTCCAATCAGCGTGCTTTCTCTTCATAATATTATAACTATCCTGTGCACGCCTGATAACTGCATTTTTGATGCGCTCATGCAGTTCAGAACCAGGCCTTAAATTAAGTTCAACACCCTTTTCAGTCTTTGGATAAGTATATGCAACATTCCCAGATCGTGCATCAATAGCTGCATAATCTGTTTGAGAAGGAACTGGTAAATTAACTGGCATTTTAAATCCTACCTTTGTTTATATTTTTGAACATAGTTATTATTCTGAAGTTACATAAAAAACAATGAAAGAAAAACTTCCGGTATCTACAAGGGTTGTAATGTCCAAATATGCTCCGGTTGTTGCGTTGCGAATCTGCGCAAATATTCCTCCACTTAACGATAAACTTATCATTAGCGTAATGCCTGTTAAGTTTGTTTTAAGGGTGGCCGCCAGGACCCCAATCGCGTTTCCAGTTAAACCCGCATCCAATAAGCGCAAAACAGACCCTGAATCATCCAAACTCCAGAAACCATCTGGAGATGTCTCGTTGGCAGCAAATTCATCTGATTGTGCATGCACATCTCCGTTCCAAATCTGACCCGTAGTACATTTTATATGCGCTGCGGTTGTTCCATCGTCAACAGTAATATTTACGGAGCGAAATACCCTTCCTGCTGTACCATCACCTTTAATCACATCAGCTACAACTGCCGCAGTCCCAACTACTCCAGCTGCTGGTAGACCTGTACAGCTCGTCAAGGTTCCACTTGCAGGAGTACCAAGGGCGGGTGTAGTAAATGAGGGCGAGATCAAAGGAGCCTTTGCACTTAACGCCACTGTCTCATCAACTGTTAACGTCTTACTTGTCGTTCCACCAGCTATTGTAAATCCAACAGCTGCTGCGGTTAACGTTAAGGCGTTAACTGAGGCAAAAACCGGAGAAGATGCTTGTTTAACTGCCTGATCTAAGTAAGTATCAATCGTGGCATGACTTAAAGTACCAATATCGCTTAAACTGGTATGAGACCGATTCGTGACTTGGGTGATATTGGTCAGTGTGATCGTGTCGGGAATATCTGCATCTACAAGTGCTCTAAATGTTGGCACAGCTGCAGGTGCAGTCGCTGGCCCTGCAAATACATAGTTTGCTGTTTGTGTATCAAGTCCCAATGCCTGAGTTGATAAACTCAAAAGAGTTTCAGCATTTACATCAAGTGTGATTGCATTATGATGATCGTTAGCACCAATACTTCCAAGATCAGAATGAACTGCACTTCCTGATAAAACACCTGCAGTTGCTTTTAAAACTCCAGAAAATGCTGTTAATGTCAATCCTGCAAACGCTGGAGAAGATGCAGTTGTTAATCCAGCTACCGCCGCCTGATTTAAAGTAGCCCAAACTGGAATAGCTCCTGTTACTCCCGCAAGATATTCACCAGTTGCACCAACTGCTGCCAATTCTCCAATAGTATTTGCTGATGTCGCAACAGGTAGTCTAAATACAGTTGCGGCATTTGGCAATATTAGTGTAGACCATAGAGGAGCAGTACTAACTCCACCACTTCGCAAATATGCTCCAGCAGCTACATCTGCTAACTTTCCTAAAGTAGTCGTAGTTGGCGCGTAAAGTAAATCACCTACTGCATATACTGTCTGCCCAGTTCCTCCAAGTGTTGCTGCTAATGTTCCTGCTGATAACACGCCAGCTGTAGCTATGACAGCACCACTAAAAGCTGTTAAAGTTAATCCAGCATGAGTTGGAGAATCGTCTGTTTCAAGACCAAGATTTTTCCTGAATGAAGTTGCACCTGTGTATGCCAAACTTACAAGATATTTTGAGGCATCTGATACGACTGGAAGTGATGCTGTCAAACTTGTAAGTATAAGTGAATCTAATGTCATACTTGAGAGAGACACCGATGCCTTTGCAAATCCTTGACTCATTAATTCTCCGTTCCAAACAGACTGAAGCTAAGTGTTGCTAATGTTGCACGAACTCTAACAACATCTGTTGCTGCTAATGTTATCCCAACTGTTGCAATAAAAGTATCATTTCCTGGAATAGACAAATCATAATATAAATACTGCGCATTGCCATCTACAGCACCTGCAACCGCAACTGTAACTCTAAACGCTGTTGGAGTTGCACTTCTATTACAAACAACAATACTTGAAACAACAGCATATTTAGCTGCGGGTACTGTATATATGTCTGTTAATGTTGCAGCAAGCGGATTAGATTGTCCAAGTACTTTCTGTGCCACTTAAGCTCCCATCATCATAAATAAAGAAGTCCATGTTGCTACTATCATATCAGCCTTTCTCATCACTTCCAAATCATCTTCAGGTGCATCCTCAAGATATATCTGCGAACCTCGAGCTGCTCTTGTAGGTTTACCATCTGCATAAAATGTTACATCTTCATCATCATATAATAAAGTTCCAGATTCCCCATAATCAAGAGTTCTAATCGCCATTTAATCTATCTACCTTTTCTTAAGCCTCTCAGCTGATTCCTTCATTGCCTTTTTTGTGCTTTCACCAGTTATAACATCAAGCTGCTTTTTAAACCACCCAGTTTTTGGAGCTCCAGCATCCTCCTCTGGTGCAGCTTTCTTCTCATTCACTTTCCCAGTATTTGTACCTTTCCCATAAACTGCAAATCTCTCACGTCTTTTCATTTCCTGCTCAATCAATTGTTCTTCAGTTTTATCAGCCATTTTTCACTTCCTTTAATAATATAGTATATAAAAGTCTACACTTCTGAAACCAAGTACTTTTTTGTATAAACCAGTTTGTTTTCTTTCTCACACTCATCTCACCTAAATCAGGATATATAATATGTAAAACTTCATGTACTAAAATCTCTAATATATTTGATCTATGATCTATCCAAACCTTATCTCCTAATGATATACCAAGACAACTATCTAAATAACAAAACTTTATCTCAATATTATCTAAACAACTCAGCATCTGTTTATATAGATAGTATGTTCTCATTTTACCACCCACTATTACAAGTCTCACATACTGTTTTAAGCCAAACTCCCCTCTCCCTTAATTCTCCCTTATCTCCACATTCTTCACAGATATGTTTAGACTCTCTTTCAGCTTCATCAATAATATTAAATACCTTATCAGAGCCTCCACCTATATAAAACCTAAGTGTTCCATACTTCTCTTTAACCTGAATAGCAATAACTCCCTCTTTACACTCACTAATCTTTTTAGATAATCTCCACAAAAGATCAAACCACCCATTACCACACTCAAATCCAAAACACATCAGTGAATCAGTTGGAGATAGATTATATTCTGTATATAAATCTGGAAATACTTTTAATAGTGCTTCTGTTTTTTCAGAACTCATTTTTAATACCTATCAGGATTATCAAACTTTTCATTAGTTGGAGGACTGTGATGCTTTTGTGTAGACGGCTTCCACCCTGTCTTTCTCATTGTTCCGTAGACATATGCTCCTGTTCTCTCTTTTCCAAGACCCATCTTTTTAGCCTTCGCCTTTAAATTTCTTTCCATCTCTTCTGGCATCTTGATTCACCTTTGTTCAAAATTATAAACATAGTTAAGCATTACGCCAGCCTTCAAATGGCTCATCATCAGGAGGCATTTCATAATCCTCTTCCTTATTCTCTACTTTAGCAAACTCACCTTCTGTCGCTCTCTCATCTTTTGCAAAAAAATATCTCTCCCCTTTTTCAAGTAGTGGAACAATATATGCAAGAGCGTCCATACAGTCCCATCTTTTACTTCTCGGATATGACATTAACTGTGCTTCCAGCCCACCACAGGCTGTCTTATTATGATATATCTCACCTTGTCTGTAAAAAGGTAGTAAACCTGCAATCCTCTCTTCTTTACTCGCTCTCGCAGACAATGGAACTAACTCTAAATTCAATCCTCTCTTCTTCATCGCATTCTCTAGTGGATAACTAATGAACTCATGCAACGATGTTTCTTCATACCCTAACACTCTTGCTTTTAGTTTGACACACATATTTAAAGAATGTTCAATAAACTCATCAGGATGATAATTATCTGCATCTATATCCAACACAAAAATCTTATTCCCAGCCAGATCAAGTCCAACTCCAATAGCTGCACTCTCATCACTCGTTACTTTTGCAGTTTTGGCAGGATCCATTATTACAACTGTCTCTTGAATATCTTTTAAATCAGCATGTTCATAATACTTAAAATATTCAGCTTTGAACTTTGCATCTTCCTTTGCAACCGGCAGATTCCTATATTCTCTAAATAGCGTACCTAACATCTTCTGCTTTCTATAGGTCGCCACTAATTTGGCAACAGCCTCATCATCCATAAACTCAGGCCAATTTGAGTGATAGTTATCATCAAAAAGCTCGAGAAGAATTGGATGCCAATTTGGGTCTTCTAATAAATTCGCCAATAGTGAATCTTCATGAAGGAGAGTTCCTGCAACAATAATCTTCCAGATTTTCTTAGATCTATCAACACTATTTATAACATCGGCAAAGAACCATTCTTTTAACTTTATTCTCTGTTCTTCACTCTTAACACTTTCACTATCTTCAATATCATCTCCAAAAATCAAATCTGGTCTATCATCCCCAAAAAGAAGACCACGAATCTGCTGACCACTGCCTCTCGGCATTACCATAGTTCCAGTTTCAGTAATCCATTGATCTTGACTAAAGGAAGAACTCTTCATGGGACCAAATAGTCTATTTATTATACTATTTGATAACAACTCCCGCTTTAAGTTTTCTCCTTGTAATACTGCTTGTGAAGCTGTGCAGCTAACTGGAACAATAAACTTTTTCTCTCGAAAGACTATCTTTCCAGCTTCATAAGCCATACCCAAACTAGTTTTACCAAATCCTCGAGGAGCTGCAATAACAACCTGTTGTATACTATCATCGTCTAATACTTTAAAGATCTTTTCATGCATCTTACTAAATGGACGTGTAAAGCGATTAGGGAATAAAACTCTCGCAGTCATTTTCGTATTTCCAAAACAACTCAAAAGTATTTCCTGAATTTCAGGTGATCTTATATCAGCTCTCTCATCCACTAAGTATCATCCCTCATAGTAAATCTATCGCCCATCCAACTTGTTACACACAACTCAAAAGTTACTCTTGCGCCTGTGCTAATATCAATTACTGCAAATCCATCTAAAAATAGACAGACTAAAGAAGCAAGGACAGTTAATGGTCTGATTGAAGCTCTTAAATTAGCTACATAAACTGAAACTGTGCCAACAACATCTCTATTAAACCACTTAATATCCATCTCTTTTAATTTTACCATAGCTTCAACATAAGCAGGCAAAACTTCTGGCTTTGTAGTGGCTAGATTTCCCATTGTCCTATCGGGCGTATCATCAGACCCTTTAATAAATTTCTTCTTTATAAAATCAAAGATAGGCGAAACAACTAATCCACCTACTGAGGCAATTAAATCAGGAATAAAAGGCGCTAATGCAGCTAAAATCATATCTACTCCTTACTCTAAAAATAAAACATCTTGTGGTAATGTTGAATCTATATCTACATGAATCCACGAATCTCTTACTTCAATCCTTCTAAATCTTCTAATAAGATCAGAAACCATTCTATATCTCATACTTGATGCTATACATTTAATGTCAGCAGCTTTCCCTCTTAAGTGTGCAGAATTAAGGCTACCACCTATATCATTATTATGCTGATTGCATCTACATCCAGAAGCAATTTCATATGTTAAATTAGTTGCCTGCCTCGACTGCTCTAAATTATCTATCAAGTTCAGATCAACCTGATCAAATCCGCAGCCACACTTACATGCAAACTCAGATCTTGAAAAATGCGCTGTTAAGTCTCCCATCTAAACTCCCACCTTAATCCCAAGTGCACCAAGGACACCGCCTACAATACCCCCTACAATAGTTGCACCTTTATCAAAATACTTTCTTTTTTCAACTACTTTCTTAACCCCAGCAATATCATCACTAACACCTTGTATACATTCCATTGTAGTAGCCTGCATATCATACAGAACATGCAGTTTATCATCTGGGGTACTTAAACTTTTGAAGGTATCCTTGGTCACTTGAGGTTTACATTCCACAGTTTTTATTCCTCTTCCAATAGAAAATCAATCGCTACCAATTCTTCCACAGTACCTTCAACTTTATCAAACCACTCTAACTTCAAAGGATAAATCTCAATTTCAACATCCTTCATTGCCAACTCACCATACTGTTTATAAAACTCCTCTTTCTTATCTTCCTTCAGCATAACACTTATCTTATCTTCAGCAATCTTAAAATTACCACCCTCATCTAACTCAGCAAACTCTTTAAACAATACCTGTTTAGCTTCGAGGAAAGGTTGGTAAATTCTACCGACCACATCAATATCTCTCCTCAGCCAATA